CTTCAGCATTGCGTTGATATTGGGTGTAAGGTGTCGATGCTCGACCCATTGTAGCGCATGCCAGTCGTCGCAGAAATACCAATCCAATGGCCCATCCCGCAGCTTATAAAGGTCCTTTTTATGTTTGCGCGCACCACACCACCAACACGAGTAAAGTGTGGGCTTGTGCACCATGCGCGCGGATTTGGGGATGAAAATTCCCATGTGCTTGCTTTTTGAAAAGTGCTCGGATTGTGAAGTTACCGACCGAACAACACTGCTGCAACGAAACCACCACCATACCCAGCCGCCGCATTCATCGCGGTCTGTTGATCAGGGGTGATCACGCCCTTACAATAATAGTCCGCACCCACACCAGCAAGTGCCCAGTGGATCGCCGGCGGTGCACCCACACCACCAAACACCCTATCGAGACCGAACACGGACGTCACAGCCCCGGAAGCAGCCGCCAGTCCAAGTTGGCCAGAGGTGGTTGAACAAGACGGATAATACTGCTTTACGTCAATCGTCATGACCTTATCAAAACCTAAGCTAGAAAAAGTATACATAATATATTCATATATTCTAGCATACACCACAGTTGATGGGAAGCGTTGTCTCGGACGGCCTGTACATTGTCTTTCAATGGATCCAACAGCGGCGCCGTGAGATCGAGTACTTGCTACCTCGGTATAACGAAAACATGTTCAAGTCTTTACGTATGGTAATTCGCCGCGTCCGTATGAACGCGGGGCTAGATCCCACAACGTCCCTTGGCCATCTGCGCAGAATGCTTTATGGAGTTCGCGGAACCACGACACGCACAGGGCAAAAATGGGTCGAACGCCCAAATCACGCCAGGGTGAATGATTATTACAACCATTGGATCCAAACGGTAACTGCTTATCGGCACCGTATAGAAAACCCAGATGGTGTGGGATCTCCAATTATAACTTATACGCCATACTACTTGCCCGGTCTTTAAAGATCTAAGGTCTTAATTGCAGGTCTATGGACCATTGTAGCATGGCGGTCACTCTTGCCTTCATGGCGGGTGTGTGGACACTGCTATTGGTACTGATTACAGCATCACTACTCCTCCCTGCTCTTTCTAAACCAGAACCATCTGAACATGTCGGGTGCGATGGGGTATGCATTTCAGGCGATGAGCAACGATATGCAAGGAAAGTTAACGCGATACATGACCACATTAGCCCCCCGGGATACACAGGCGAGATACGAGCAGGAGGTCGCCGAGGAGGTAGCGACAGCGTACCACTCACACATCAAGTCACAGGAGTCGACCCTTGAGCCCACGTACGACTCGAAGCGTGTCAAAATTCGCGAGGATCACAAGGCTAGAATGGAACAGTTTGTTCGAGATAAACCCCCTCGATATTTGGAGGTTGGCCCGGATGAACCATCTGATCAAAATGTTGCGCCTCCCCCCTCAAAGCATCCTCGGCCGCCAGCAAAGGGGCGCGGTCGGAAGCGGGCAGACGCTCATTGAAGTCGCGGTTACGAGTGTCGGCCGTGTACTTCCACGCCTGTTTGATCTCCGCAAAGCTCGCCCCGTCGGGTGGCTGGGGCTCTGACTGCTTCGCACCAGCCCCCTCCCACTCCTTCACCGCCAATTCTAGTCGACCCTCCATGGCCTGTCGCTTGAATGCCAGATAGCCGATGCTGGCCCCCAGTGCTAGAACCCAAAGCGCTGACATAGTGAGTTCTCGTCTTGGTGTTTAGAAGATCAGGTGGTTGTATCACAGTGTGTTTAAACACATATTCGGTGAAATCCGCAAAACCACCCAACTCACAAAACGGGCGTCCAAACGCACTGCGTCCATTGCACTTAAAGGAGTTGTACAGCTCTACCAGTACGTCATAATGCTCCTCTAACCAATTATGATACGATACACGCTCTGGTTTGCGAGCGAGTTCGTACACTTCCGTAGTGTCCTCTTCCACCGACCAATACTCAATTTCATCATAGCTGGACATCTTCCGGAACTGTAAATGCACTGTCACTGTTTAACTGATTGGAATAAGTATCGAGGTAGTATGTGACCAGTAGAAGTGAGTCTGCTAGGTCGTCCTTTTTGTGTTTTTCAATGAACGGTACGGTGACACCATGCACAAAAGCTTGTGGATTCGAGGCCACGAATTTCTCTGCCCACTCCACAGCGCGCTGCTTATTCATGCGGTAATTCTTCATACCGAGGCCGTAGTGGGCCTTGACGCTACGGGGACTAATGACCGTGCAAATGTCAAAAAAGAGTGTCTGGATAACCGCCTCGACGATACGCATATTGCACCGCATCTGGCGCTCAATTAAGACATGCGACGCTTCCTGGAATAGGCTCTGATAGCGCGCAATGAAATCACGGACGTACTGCACATTATTAGCAGGTATGTAACGTCCATTTGGCACGAGACTCACATTATCCCAAAACACGAACTTTGCTGAGGCGAAATCAAAAACACACAGCCCGAGGTTCTTAATTCCCACGTCTATGGCTATAACAAATCGCATGAGAGTACATACTCACGCCTTAGAAGATGTGACCTCCGCACTCTCCGCGTTCAACTCCACGACATCACGAACACATTGCACGCCACAACCCGATATTTTTGAACAGCGGCTCTTCAAAAAATACGTTAGAATCATGCCGACACACCCCGACAACCCCGCAATCACCGTCAACAACCACGCACCGTTTCGTTCGAGAAAGTCCGGCTGTGGACACCCCGCCCGCACACATGTCAGAGGACACAACGTCTCGTCCATCCCTTTCCCCTACCCCTATTGGAAACTAAGCGAACGACGTGAGCGCGCGACCGTCCTTGATCGCGAGCCAGTTGTAGTACACGCCATACACGTCGACCTGGTAGTCGTCGGAGACGCTATGCGTAGTGGCACTTGGACAAAAGCCCTCGACACCGATCGACAACTTCGCGTGCGAGACCTTTGAGAAGTTGACGGAGCCGGACGGGTTCGCACCCTCGGGGTTGAGCGAGAAGGGATAGACATAGATCTCCTTGCGGTCCTTGAGCTGTGAGAGCGCGCTGAAGTCTGATGCGGGGTTGGCTACTGCGTTGTCGTTCAACTGACCGACACCCGTGTGGACCGACGACGCCGCGATCTGTGCAAAGTCATCACCCGTGTTCGAGTGCAGCATCGGCATCAGGCGGTTCATCAAGTAGTCGCGGTCAATGCCCTGTCCGTCGAGGTGGCGCGACTGGCCGTTGAGCTTCAGCTGGAACGTCGTCGTCTTGAGGTAAGTGGGCTTGGCCGCACGAGCGGAACCCGCAGCCCATGTCGCGTTCTCCTCCACACAGTTAGGCCACGACTCTGGATTCGGGTCCTTACCACCGCCATGGTAGGCGAAGTAGTTCTTCGTCTGTGCTGTGTTAGGGTACGCTTTATTCGCGGTACCACCTCCAATAGCATAAGCGTTGGCGACGTCACTACCCATTTCCGACACTTTGCGGATCGTGATAATCAACTCAGTGACTGGGTGAAGGAAACTGAGGTCGATGTCCAACGTCTTCTTCGCCCCCGTCGAACTACAATCGATGGGGAACTGCTTGCTGACCTCGTTGCCGTTCCACAGCTTCATCAGGCGCACGTGCTCGCGGTTCATCAACGCGGTTGCCTCGGGGCCCGTCACGTGGATGTAATGGCAGCGCAGATAGCAGCCCTTATCGGACGAAAAGCCCCCATTTGGCATTGAAATGCTACTCAGGCCACAATCCGTCGGAGGTTGATCTGCATCAATGTAAGAGCCCGCCGCATCCTTAGGGGACAGGCCGCGACACATAAGAATCTCGTTCAGGTTGCGGAACTTGATCGAGATGCGCACGTCGTTGCACCCAGCGATCGCCGCAAGTGGGAAATACTTAGACGGGTGTGTAGTGAAGAAGAGGCCAAGAGGCACGATCAGCTTCTTTGCATCCTTTTTCACGGAATCATAGGCGATGATACGATCATGAGTGTCATACGCCGTGTCCGAGTCGACATAAGAGGACACACTGGAGGCAACCTCTGAGCGAACAAGAGGCCGCCCCGTCTTAAGAATCTGGTTGAACCCATAGCGGTGAGTGTCCGAGCGCATCAACTCGTTCATGATGTTCAGGTGTTCGCCAGTGAGCACCTCGACGTCATGAGAGCCCACGGAGAAGGTGATCTTCTCGATCATCGCCAGACCCACCGATTCGACCCAACCCCAGTGCTCACCCGTCCCCGGTGTAGTAGTAGGTTGAGCAAACTCGACCATCAGGTCCACGGGGCCGAGCAGGTCCGCGGCCTTAGGGATGACGAAGTTGACCGTGCCGCCGAGACTCGCAGAGTTCTGCGCATCCACGTCGCGCAGCTCCATCTGGAAGTTGGACGTGCGCGTGTACCCGACATTCGTGAAGTATGAGCGCGTGTTGTCGAACAGGAGCGCGTCCTGTGGGCCTTGATTGATCTGGAGTTGAGGAGCCATGGCTCGTTTGTTACCTCTGATTCAGAAATTAGGCGAAGGCCTTTCCGGCCACGAGGCGCACTCCCGGATGCGAGGCCGCCTCTGTCATGTAGGTCTGCCGAATGTATCGGTCGATTCCGGCGGGGTCGTCGGCCTGCACGTCATTCCTCAACACTGTGTTCACCGGCCGGTCCACCCACATCTGGCTCGGGCCCGTCGGTCGCGTCAGGTAGTGCCCCCCGGCGTCTGGCCACTGTGTGCGGACTTCACTGCTTTCTTTGCCGGCGACTGGCTCAGGATCATTACGAGGAGCGCGCCTGCTGCGAGCGTTGGGACGTTCATCTTCTTCCACCCCTTTGCTAGAAATTATCGCCTCTGGTTCCCGAGGGTCAGTGTCATCTTGACGGGCACGATCTTGGGGAGGCAATACACCACCCCCGCTGTCACCGCCAGAGCTATCGACACCGTGCCCAGAACCAGAGGTAGCATGCGTGCTCGTATTATCGTCCAGAAATTCAAACTGGTTGATGAAGCCCGCAAACTCCGAGTTCATGGACCTAGCCTCCGACAATTCGTGCTGAAGGACGTCGATTTGTTGGCGCATAGCCGCAAACTGACTCTTTTCCTTATTGCGAAATGCGACGCCGCGCTCGTATGTTTCTTGGGACACTTGCGGTAGATTGATCCTACGCCCACCGTCGCCGTATTGCGTCAACAAATCCCTCGTGTATTGGTGTTTGGGGGTTCCGAAGAGCTGTCTTTGACGAAATCGCTCCTGTGCCGCGAAGAACATACTCATGTATCTGATTGGAATTTAAAGTTGTTGTAAACCCATTGCGTCTTCCTGTGGCGTCACCGCCATCGCCGCTTCCAACTCGTATGCCGCCCTTTCCGCCGCCTTTTGCTGTCGCGACATGAAACCTCGAGCTCTGTTCATGTCCCGGGTCAATTCTTCTAGTTGGCTTTCACTTGGCCTCACCTTACCTGGGGTAACCTCTGCTTCACTGCGCCGTTGTCGAGGCATACCTTCATAAGTCCCATCCGCTGAGACACTCGGATCCCAATTCACTCCCATTCGGCCTTTCCCACGCCTTGCAGTTGAAGCGCCAAACGAGTCGCCGGCAGCAGAGAAGGCTTGTTCTAAACGTCCGGGTTGTATACCTACCCTTTCTGGGACAACCCTTCGAGTCTCTACAACCTCACGTCTTTTCTCCTTCGCTTTGGCCTGGTTGTATTCTTGACGATCTTTTCTGTAATCGTCTCCATCATAGACCGTTGCATCCTTAGCGGAAAGGCCATTGCCTTCCTCTTGAGCTTTCTGCCTAGCCTTTGCTTGTTTGGCTATGTAATTCTGTACCGCTTCACGTGCGACCCTAACCGCATCGGCCTCGGCTACAAACCGCTGTAATTCGGCCCCGGCTGCGTCTTCCGCTGTAATTCCACCAAAGCTCGCATAACTCGGGCCTTCCGCCGCCCCTACCGCCATGTCTGCATCAGCAGATGCATTGTATGCCGCCGCCATTGCAGCTGATGCCTCTGCACTAGCATCCGCCACATCATCCATTGCAACGTCTGTTGCTTCTCGTTTCTCACTCGGTCCTCCAACCCCATAAAGGCTTATGTGGCGCGGCGTAGCCATAGTCACAGGCCCTGAACGCTGCACACCCGTCAGCTCAGGATCCGCGTGGGGTTCAACACACTCCTCGGGTCCCACTGGCCGCCCCTTAACCCAATGCTTAAAGTATGTCCATGCTTGATCAATGTTGTTCGGACCGAATTCCGCGAGCACATTCATCGCAAACTCGTGATCCTCTGCCTTCGTCTTCTTCTCACGTAAAAACTCACGCACCCCGGGTAGATGCGTAAGCTGGTTCTTGCCCCACCAAGTTGGTTTCCACTCTTTCAATGCTTCACCCGTACCCACTGGCATGCCACTCTCCTCAGTGGTGTAGATGGCTCGTCGCGGTGCTTGGCCGTGTCTGTTAGGGAATACTTGTGGGTCGCGATTGTCCTCGTGATTCCCTTGCAACCATTGCATGAACTCCTCTTTAAGACATTGATCGGCTTCTTCCTTGTAGTTTGCGGTAATTTTGTCAAGGTACACCGCTCGAGCCTCTTCATTTGGGATCAGAGGGTCATCATTTTCATCTGTTCCCCACCCGGCCCAGTAGCGATTCGCATATGCAAATTCTGGCTTCGTGTGGCCTAGTCGCTTTGCAAGATACCCCGCTTCATAGTTTGGCCAAGTAGACACTTCACCAGCTTCTTGAACCGTCCCACGCCCTCCCCCGACATTTACAGACTGCCCACGTGAAGCTTGCCAATTCCACACCATCACTTATACACCCACATCAGAAACATTTTCCAAGTCCATACTGACACTGAGACGGACCCTGAAAATGGCAACAGCGGCCCTACAACAGCGCACCGTCGCGTGGCATGCCGCGCGCAAAGGCAAGCTCACAGCTTCCAATGTGGGTGCGGCTCTGGGTCTCTGTCCGTGGACGACGCGTCTCCAGGCCTACCACCGCGCGATGGGACTCGATCGTTTCATCGGTGCGGTCTTTAACGAGGCACTGGGCCGCCAGCCGATGTCAGCTAACACACTCCTCCGTGCGCTTTGTGGAGCAGGCAACGACGCAACACGCTGGGGCACGACGAACGAGTCGAACGGCATACTCGCCTACTCGGCACATACGGGCAACGTGGTTAAGAACACCGGCCTGCACGTGCACCCACACAACCCCTGGCTCGCCGGCTCACCGGACGGCTTGATCGGAACGGAAGGGCTTCTGGAGGTCAAGTGCCCCTACTGGCGCAAGAAGGACGGCACTCGAGTGCACAAGGAGGTGCCAACGCACTACTACCTCCAAGTTAATCTCTGCCTCGAGTGCTCCGAACGGGAGTGGTGCGACTTCATCTCGTGGTCGCCGGAGGGCTACAAGATCTACCGCATCACACGCGACAAGGAGCTGCACGAGCTACTGATGCCACACTACCTAAGCTTCTTCTCCGCGATGCAACGCGCGGCCACAGCACCACCCGCTGTTTGTGCTCAAGAGAAGGCAGAGATCGAGCGCGCCGTGAAGGATTCCATGGCGACACACATTAACTACTTGTTCTGGGATAAAGTCGACCTCGAGATCTCACCACCGTCACCCGAAGCGGAGGACGATGACTCCCCTGTTATGAAGCGCAGTAAGACCTCGGATTAAATATTTCTAGGGAGTGGGTGTAAGAAGTAACATGCCCGGACGCGCCAGTACACAGATTAAATTGAGTGATGGGATGGACTGGTGGTGTGGTATGCCACAACCCCGGGACGACCTCTCCACAATCCCGTTCGTCGGTGAGGTTAGCGGAGAGACACCCGCACTTTGTAAAGGAGCACCTGAAAGGAGGCGCCGTGACGTAGGCCAGCAGAGCTATGCGACCGGGACCCCGACTTTTAATAGCACACTGGTCGAACGTTCTGGTGTCTTGTCTAAAAAGCCCACGAGTTACACCGGGGTCCCGACCTCACATGGAAACATCAAATTGAGCTCAAATCAGCGGGATTACGGATTCATGCCTACTGCGGACGCTGTTCTTTTTCTAAGGCATGAGTATGTGGGCAGCCGCGCTCCACCGACCCCTCAGCGCTTCTATCCAGTGTCATGAAGAAGTTTGTGAATTACAACGATCTCGAGTCGAAGGAGATTAACTTTGCACTTGGCACCGACCGCCATGGAAAGCCGACCATCCAGATGTATGTTGGGCCCGAGGCAGCCGAGCTTGCGCTCATCAGCCCCGCGTGTGTGACGAATTGGCCGCGTGTGACCGGGGATGGCAACTTTGGCACGATGTGGGGCCCGGCGGAGATTGGTAAGGCTAAGTTCACACTCGATCTCACCGATGGACCCATTAATGGCGATCCGAACAACAGCTACGATCAATTCAACACCCTGATGTCAGCTGTCGACGACCGCCTGCTCGATTTCGTGCAAGCTAACCAAATGAAGATTTTGGGCCGAAAGAACCTGTCGCGTGAGGAGTGCAAGATGCTACAGATCCGCACGATCCGTCCAAAGTATGACAAGGTGACGAGCGCCCTCTCAGGTCACAGTGTGCAGCTGTCGACACCCAAGTTCGCGTGGGATGGGTGTGGCGGCCGCTACCCACGCACGATCAATGTGTGTGACCACCAAGGCGCCGTCGTCCCTAACGGCACGGTCCAGCCGGGTGATGTGGTCGCTGTGACCATGTACGCGAATCAAGTGTACACTGGTGTCGGGGGTGACAAGTTCGGCATCCACTGGTCATTTGAGGACGTGCAGGTCGTCTGCCAGCGATCTCGACTTGCTCAGAAGACCTCGGTCCCGTGCTTCCAGGCGAACAGCTACAATTTCGCCATGCCCTACACCGAGCCGACTGCGACTCAGTGTGGCGTCCCCGACATAGAGGCTCAGTTTTCTGAGCCTATGACAGTAGCCTAATGCCAGACGCCAAGAAGGGGGATGATGATAAAGAGAACCAAGGGGCTAGTAACCCACGTGTCCAGTCACTCACTAATCATGGTGAGGGTGTGACCCCGCGGGACACTAGTTATGGGAAGGATATGAGTGGGAAGGCGTTCGGGAAGCATGCCATCATGCCGGTATTAGTTAGTGATCTGTACGCGGAGGTGCAACTACCGGACTTGCAAGAGTTTGACCCCAGTCAAATGAAAATTGACGCAACCATAGTCGCAGTGGGTAAGCGCCGAACTGGGAAGACGTGGGTATTTCGCAATATTATGTATCTGTTTAAGGATAAGTTCCAGGCGGGTCTTATCATCAGCCAGACCGACGAGCTAAACAAGTTTTGGCGCGACTACGTACCTAAAAAGTTCATCTTCAATAGGTACGACCCTGAGATTCTACAGGCAGTGTTTCGCCGACAGAAGAAGATATTGAACGATGTGAACAAGACGGAAGCGGAGAAAGACAAGGAGGCGCCGTTCTTCATCCTCTTGGACGACGTAATCAGTGACAACAGGCTAAAGTATGACGAGTCGCTGATGGAGCTGTTCGTCGCGGGGCGTCACTACAGACTCTTCGTTCTCATCACTACTCAGTATGCAAAGGCAATCACCCCAACACTGCGTGGTAACACAGATTACTGTTTCATGATGAAGTGTCTACAACAGCGGCAGTTGGAGGCGTTGTGGGAGGATTTCGGCAGCTTCCTTACGAAGGATGCCTTTGCTCAAATTATTAATGCGTACACGGAGGATAACGAGGTTCTCGTGGTCAACACCTGCCCCGAGCAGGAGGTCGACCCACTGTCGATGCTTGGTTGGTGGAAGGCCGAAGACCCCGGCCCCTTTCACATGGGCGGTCCCGAGTTTTGGCGTGCGGCGATCCTAGGAAACGACACAATACCACCTAAGAAAGGACCCGACTCGGCAACGGAGCTTTTAAATGTTAAGGACATTATGCCAAAACCGTGGCGTGACTGGGCGACCGAGCGTGGATCGACCACTATCGGACGGCGTGGTTAGTTATTCTAAGCCCCATTCAGTAAAGGACAGATGGCCACCGCACGTGCGATACAAGTATCCATTTCACATCTCTCAGTGGGGGTTGTGTCTGGCTCGGTGATCGAAGCGGTCATGCCGGCCTATTCCGCCGCTTCTTCAACTGGAGTGATAACGTTTGAGGCTTTGGTTCAGATCGCCTTGAACGGAGTCCTGTTGTCGGTGCTGGGCGCGCAGCTGACTTCCGACGATCCCACGTTTGGATTGCCGTTTTCATTGGGGCTATTCGAGGCACAACCGGGGCTAAGGCAGCGCACTGAGCTTTTAGCTGCTGTAGCAAGACAGATGCTTGGTCAATACGGACTGAGAATGGCATCACATATTCCAGAGGAGGTGTCTCCCAGCCAACACTCTTGACCATCGCACACCACATATCATCCAGAGCCTTCAGTTTGACTTTGGAGCGAATAAGCGGGAAGAACATGCAGAACTTTGTGCAACCCATGCGCTGGAAGAGGCGGCAAAAGACGTAGTTGTAGTTGAGGAAGTTGCGCCTTCCATCTAATTTGTGAGCCACGAAAGGTCGCTGGAGCTCAATGAAAAGCTCGTCCAGTTTGTTCAGCACCGTCGGCCCGGGGTATGGCGGGAACACGCCTGTGCAGCGTGCTATGATCTGTAGCCATTTCTCGATGTAGACCTGCAAACCTAGAGATCGGAGAACCGCACGGATAGTGTCTTTTGAGATAACGGTTGTTGTGCCGTCGAGTAGCTTTTCGCCAATAGCCACCATATGCTCCTTAGGTATCTGAGACTCCATAACCATGAACTGGCTAATGCGCTCATGCCAGTGGTGAATGCGCTTGTAGTTACTCGTGCGAGTTGGCATGATGCGACCAAACATCTGCTCAAAGATGATAGACCCAGGCTGCACAGTGCCACAATTGTCGCAAACACGTGCGCCGGGCTCATTGGATCCGGTGTTGTTGTATGTATGACGATCGCTACCACAGCAGACACATAGAAGAACGCTGCGAGGATCATGTACCGGGCGAGGGTTGAGAGTAAGCATGCATCGATCATAATCAGCGAAAGCACGGTCCACATCCTCTTGCTCGGTGTACGATGTAGCCATGTCATGTAGCAGTATCATTCCGTAGCTCGGAAAAAGACACTCAGAGTGTTTGGTTTTTTCCAAGTCAAAAAGCAAGCACGTGTCATGGGGGTGTCCTGGCGCCCGATTTACATGAGTTTTACAGGGGGGGACAGTGATTTAAAGGCCACAGTACGCCTTCCCACTGATGTCAAGACTATATCGGCTGTGCAGCTTATGGGATACAGAATCAATGGGCTGGACACAGAGCCACACGCGGCGCTGTACATAAGGGAGGTGGCAACAAACAACAATACACTATTATGCAATCACGAGCACATCAGCGGTGCTTTCTACGTGTGTAGCTGCGCTGGTTTGACTAGTACTGGTGCATTCTATGATGATGCCATGCATTATGATCCAAACGGCCTAAGGTGTCAAGAGTTCGACGCGCGCAAGATACCACAACTGACATTCGAGCTAAAAAGGGTAACGACGTCGCCGCTGGAACAACAGGCCATCTCAAAACCAAGTGGCACTGACCATCGACTCGTCCAGCTCTGGTTGCAGATCCGGGTAGAATGTGACTGAATTTCTGAGACTCTATCACAGAGACGCCATGTCGGGCCCATTGAATAGTGGCCCTAGTAATGGGTCTGTGGTGAAAATGGGTGACAAGAACCAGCGTTCGGGTGAGCCGGACTATGGGCGTTCGTTCGGAACGAAACTCTCTGACCTGGAGATGAATGCGCGCCAGCACTTCGTCACTCCAGCCAACGATGGTATTCAAACCGGGGACAGACGTACGCGTTTCCAAGACATGCCAGAGGCTGGGAGGGCTGGTCAACCAGATGGTGTGCCGTATTACTACAACCAGTACTACACCGGCATGCCTGTCCCCTACGATGGGCCCTCGGAGCAGAAGGAGAACTTGCTGCTGCGCTCGGCGGTCCGAGATGCGGCGGACAGGGAGATCATGGAGAGAAAGGCGAGTGGGCAAGACGCCTCGGGAGTTATTCGCACGGACCCGATCACTGACGAGGAGGTCGCCTACTTGAAGTCGATGAAGGACCAGACGAAGTTGGCCAAGTTCGACGACTACGTGGAGTCGTTCATCGATCCGCGCCAGCCGGGAAACATGGAGCAGTTGATGAAGCTCTACCCGGAATACGTCTCGCGCCGTCTGCAACAGGCACACACGGACTATGAGTTCGCGCTGCGCAACCAGATGATCGACATGTGGGGTATCAACACGTTTGATGACCTACACTTCAAGTACCTCGTGGACCAGGGTGAGATTACGGGTCCGAAACTCGTGAACGGGCGGCCACCAATGGACGACACCTTCTCCCCTGGAGTGCTTTCAATCTTCAACTTCCAGTCGCCGGGTATGGGTGATAGTGATCTACGCCTGCCATTCGCATCAGCAATAACCGGCCACAAACCAGCCAACCCCAATAACTGGACGATTAATCGCGAGAACCGTCCTCTCGGCAATGGCAACACTCCGCAAGAGCTCGCACGTGGGATGTATGGTACCAGGACACCGCTCGGTGCACTTGGTTCAGCGGGCCGTCTGCCGATTGGAACGCGGCGAGGAAATCGTGGTGATGGTTTCTTTGCCGGGGGTGGCTTCTTCCAGAACCCAGGTCCTCCTAATGTGGGTCTTAATCAAGCACGGTAAAATTCTGAACTGTAGAGTGACACCACACAATGGCCCCACTCGAAGAACCTCGAATCGAAGGTCTGCGCGGCATCATGGTCTACGTGGGTCTAGGAACCCCGCTCTCACGCGCTTTTGTCGCCGGAACAGCGGTGGGCATCGCCGCGTACGCACTCAAGTGGCCGCACAACTCGTTCGACGAAAAGGGCGAGATGCGCCCGCTGTCGTTGGTGTCTAAGGACCCGACGGCGACTAACGCTCATTTTCTAGCAGTTCCACTAGGAGCTGCACTCGCCACCTACCTCTTTATTTAAATGCAAACCAAGGGCGACTTCCTGAAGGAGAAGATGCTTAATATGGCCAAATGGGTTACCGAGGAGGTCGGGAAGGAGAACTTACCCGTTGACATCATCGCGGGTATTGACGGACGGAGTGTGGTCGAGGTAACTGCGCTCTCAGGCGCCCTCGACGCAAACTGCGACCAGGTCACGACTCGTAACTGGAGTGGCTTGGTGCGGCTCATGACCGACCACGGTGTCGGTGATGAGGTGCAACAGGTGGTTGTCGCGGTCCAGCATCGACCGGCGATGCATGATAAGTTTTGGAGGTACATGGACCTGTTTGTCGAAGTAGCTAGACAGTAGTTATTCTGAACGGGTGTTGTGGAAAGAGGTCTCCAATGGCGTCGTCTAAGGATCCACTAAGTCTGGGAGAACTGGACTCTGAGTTGATTCAGGCGCGTATTGACGCACGTGACAAGAAAACTGGTAAAGTACCATCTGAGTTGGAGCTGCAAAAGGAGGCCCGTTTGGTCGAGAAGGAGAAGCGCCTAACCTCCGGCGGTCCTACTTCTCAAGCGCGCAAAGCCGCTGTGCCCTCTGAGGCTCCCCCCTCCGCTCCCCCACCCCCGAAAGACCGCTCTGTGCTGCTTGACAAGATCACAGCATACC